TTGGTCCCATTGAGATTCCACCAGATTGGTCAGTCATTGCATCTGCCATGTGTTGAGTAGCGTAGATTGGTATACTGTCATAGTATCCCATTCTTCCATCTAAATTCATTCCCGGTTCTGATGCAACTCCATTTGTTCCTTTTGGAGCTTGTGCTTCAAGAGCCATTCTCCATGTTGCGTTAGAAGTTCCTGCTGTAATTAATTGTTTTAATTCAGTCAATTGTTGGTGACCCATTAATAAAATTAAATTGTCGTATGATGCACCGTTTTCTATTGCATTTTGAATAGTTGCGTCAAGTAAATCTAAAGACAATAGTCTGTTTGTTCCACCAGCTCCACTAACAAAACCATCAGCCCATGTTGCTCCATCTCCTCTTGCGCCTAAGTCGTAAATGTCGACTTCTGCTGCAATAGTTCCTGAACGTGCACCTACTTGAGCGTAGTTTGCACATACACGAGTTAGAGTTTCAAAATCGTCACCAGCAGTTCCTGCTGCGTAATCTACAGTCAACATTTTGTCAATGTAGAAAGCGTGTGCTTCTGCTGCTTGTGCTCTTAGGAAAGCTGCTAGACCTTTTACTCCATCGTCTGCTTCAGCTAGGATAGCTGCTCTTGTAGAGACAGTGTAAGGACTTACAATTTCTTTGATGGTTGCAGTTACTTCTGCTAGGTCTGGTACATCTGAGGTTCCAAATGCTGCACCTTCGCTTACTCCAGTGTTGCTTCCACTTACAGTTCGAGCAGTTAATACTCTCCAACCAGATTGTGTCCAGCCTTCTTTTCTGAGTAACTTAAATACATCAGATTTTGTGTTTAGTTGATTGAAAACAGATGCGCCATACATTGTGTTAAAGTATGCACCGTCGCCTGTTGTCAAATCATCTTTCTTTATGCCGTATCTTGCTGAGATATCTAAACCGCCGCGATAGTAAGCGTTGACGTAATCTTCAAAACTCATTCCAGCCATTTTAGAAACCTCCTACTATGTTTTTGTTTGCTTCCATTCTATCTATCTCCTCAAGGGATTTTGTTACATTCAAGAAATCAATTTCCTTTTGTTCTTCAGCTTTTGGAGCTGGAGCAGGTGTTGCTTTCTTTCCTGTATAAACGTTAATGCCGTGTTTCTTCAAGGTTGCTAAAGATTTTTCTAGGTCGTCAATTTTTGAAGATTTTTCTTCTTCTTTTTCTTCTTCTTCCATCATTTTTTCTTCTTCCTCGTCTTCTTCGGCTTTCTCTTCGCCCATATCTTCGAGGTATGCGAGTACTTCTTTTAGCTTAGCAAGGGTGTTTTCCATATCTTTCATTAGTGCCTCTTCCTTACCAAGTTCAACTGGCTCTTCTAATCCAGCAGCTAATTCTACTTCCTCTGTTGCAACGATTTCCTCGTCGGCAGATTTAGCAGCGTCACCACCACAATTGCATTCTGTCATGTCTGTTTATGTATCAAAGGGTATATAAGTAATCTAAACTTTCCGGAAACTATTATTTTTTACCTTTTTTTCCACCGCTTAATATATCATCAATATTTCTACGGTTTAAAGTCTTAGGTTTGTAATTACTTGATTCAAACATTCGAGTTCTAAACTTATAACCACTAATGTCCCTTACATTTCCGGGTTCTTTACCACCACCTCCGGGTGGATGTTTGTTTGGCGGATTAGGTGCCCTATCTGAACCTGTAGCTTTGTGACCAAACTTCTGATAATCATACCAAAGAGCACCGCAAAATCTTTCTGGATTTGCAGTCATAGGACCTCCTTGATAATTTTTTAATCTTCTTGCATTTTGTACGCAATTATCCCATTGTGTTTTACTTGGAGGGTCTCTTCTAGGTTTTTTACCTTTAGGTGTTCTACCGCCTGACCTGTAATCCTGAGGTTTTTTTGGAGCTTTACTGATTGCAATGCCTTTTTGTACTTTACACTTTCTAATACCTGCAATATCCCAAATATGTTTGTCAATTTTTCCTAGTATGTCGGTTACACTACTTGTACTCCACATTTTACAAGACCAATACCTTGCCTTATGTTTAGGTCCGGGACTATCACAATTATGTCTTGCTCTAAAGTTTCTACGTTTTTCTGGACTGTCGCGCTTAATGTCCATCTTAGGGTCGCCAAACTTTACTTGTACTGTATTACCCTTTTCGTTTTTTGCATAAACCCCAAATTTCTTATTCTCACCCTTCAACCGAAAAGGCTTGTTTAAATCAACCTTCCTGCCTTGATACTCGGCTTTGCCTAAAGGAACACAGTTAGGAACTTTTTTACCTCTCATCATTTTAGTTCCTATCATTTCATACCCTGCTTCACATGGTTTCTTTTTTATCATATCAAGAATACCGTCAAGCTCCTCATTCATCTTACTAAATCTTCTAGCTTGTATTGCCCGCTCTTGATTTACTGCGCCTGCACGCGTAGAATGACAACCTAATAGTTTTCTATCTTTCTTAGCAAATAGACAATACTTCTTTCCCCTACGTGCTATTATTTTTTCTAACATCCCCTCTACTTCATCTAATGTTACTTGCTTTGTCACCTTTACAGGTTCTTCAGCTTTTGCTGCCGCTACTGCCGTAACGGTAGCTTCTGGGTTAGCTGGTCTGTTGCCAACCCATGATACGGACCAAAGAGACAACTCGGAGATGTTGTTGTGGCAGACGTCTCCTTCGCAGACCTTCTCTTGTTTTTCAGCTTCTCCTCTAATAGAGGAACCGCCTTTGTCACCGTAAATTTTCATTTCATCCCATACTCTAGTATGCATAGGAAGTTTGTCGTGTATGCCTACACGTATCTTAACTTTACCATCTTTAACTTTGTATGCAAGAGGTAGACCTACTGGCATCTCCTCATGCTTGTATGAATAAACCCCGTATTTCATATAGAAATCCATGGATTCTTTAATTGTGTCAGTACCTATCTTGTCGTTCTGTTTGTCGATAATAGGTGAAGAAATATATGTCTCTAAGATTCTCTCGTTATACCACTCTGGTCGATAGACCTGCCACTTAGTATTCTTAGCATCTGCCACGGCCTAAGATTGGCTACGAGTATATAAATAAGTATAACTTTCCGGAAATGCCTATAAATCGTCGGCATACATTCGTGCAACTGCCATTATTTCAGCATTTATTTGTTCTGATGCTTCAATCAATGCAGGACGCAAAAAAGGTTGCTCTTCACGAAATGGTTGATTATTTTTAATAGCAGCAGTAAAGGCAGCCTCGCTCATTCCTGCATCTTTTGCGTACGGGCCAACATTACTAAACACTCCGGGCCTATCGTCTACAACTAATCCGCCATATTCTATTATATTTGCTGCTGGATGTTCTGATTGTAAACCTATAGAAACTCTATCTCCTTCAGGCGCTGCAAAGGCTACAATACTTTTTCCAACAGAACCTGTAACCTTATTGACTTGCGAATACAAAATTTCTTCTGCTAAATCTCTAGCTTCTTCTGCTATAACTTCGCCAGCCTCTTCTAATATCATTACCCAATTTTCACTTTTCTTAAAAAAGTTAATTGTAGGAAACCATCCGCTGTCTATAAAGTCTATAGCCATTATTGATAGGATGCTACTTCTTCAGGAGAGGCATCACCGTACTTTTCTTTCCACTTACGATTTACTTCCTGTGCAGCTTTCTGTCTCATTAACATTCTACTATTCTTGTTGTACTGCTTCATGTACTCGCCTTTGTTATTCCAAGCCCTATCATGCTCACACTCTTCACATAACCCATTAGACATTAACCTAACTCGACTTTCTCCTGCCATACACTTCTTGCAATGTTTCATGGTTTTAATGCTCCTACTTCTGGTTTTTCATCTGTTACTGTAACTTGCGGCTCGTCTGGTAATTTTAAATTTCCATCTTTATCCAAAGTTGCTTTGATTCCTAATTTATTTAATACAGTAATAATATTTGCTTTCTGTAACATATTAGCTAAATGTTGTTGTTCGTTCTTTACATTAATATCTGCAAACTTTACCTTCCATGTTTTGATTCCCATCAACTTCATTAATGGTTTCAAAAAACCCATTTCCAAACATTGTTGCGTTTCTAACACAGTTCGGTCAAAAAGAGAAATCTGTTCGCCTTCTGCATTCAACCCACCTACGCCTGCTGTACTTCCTGTCACGATTGGCATAACGCCATACGATGCGTTTATGTCGTTGTTAATGCGCTCCATGTAAGGCAAAGCCATCAACTCATCCATGTTAGGCATAACTGGCACAAACTTCGCCTGACCGCTTCCTGTGCCTTCACCCCTACTACTTATAATAGGAACAAAGTTCGGATTACGTCTGGTTTCTTCTGCAATGTATTCTCCAAGCCTATTCAATGATTCTTCATCATGTCCGGGAATATCTAAGAAACCTTTAGGTGGCCTCTCTAGTTTGTAGATTTTATTTTGGAAGTTCTCAATGGCGAGAGCAGTTTCTATTTTTTTAGAAAGACCTATAATCGGCGACTGTCCATACAATCTGGCATTCGCACTGTATTTATTAAAATGAATTATCTCATCTCTTGCAAAAGGAATCTTGTCTTCATCCTGTCCCATGTCATAAAAATAAGCCATAGGTACAGCTTCAAACCCACCTTCACCTTTATCGCCTTTTTCTAAAGGTTCTCTTGTAATTACATCAAAATACTCATCATTTTTAAACTTACCATACTCATCAACTGCAAATCGCATTTGCTTTGCATCCTCTACCCAAAGCTCTTTGACTATCTTATCATCACTGCCTTGAATCCTATCATATACTATGCTTACCCAACAATCGTCAAATACTTCTACTTGTCGAATCATTGCTTTAAAAAATTCCGATGCCGTAATATCTGCATTGCCACCTGTAGGGTCTCTCAACAGTTTGTCTAACATCTTGCGTTCTTCTTTGTCACCTGCATCTCCAACGGCGTGGTATTCCCATCCCTTCGCCACAGATTGAGAAGCTATTCGAGTGATTACTGTTCTGAGATGTGAATACCTGTCAGCTAACTGCTCAAGATAATTCTGGTCTACTGGAGGAAGTATATCTGCCTTAAATGCACGATTACTACCTGCTGTACCGTATGCAGGCGTCCTTGCATCTTTTACTATAGATGCAGTATTTCTTTCTATCAATTCCTCTAACGCAGAACGCTTCCGCACTGGCTTTCGCCCCAACAATCTATCGTACCATGCCAAGTTGTATCGCCTCCACTTTAGTAATTATCTTATTAAGCTTTTCCTTTTTCTGTATAACATCTAAACTCTTTTTTAACCTTCGACTCCAACTTTGTCCAGAGTTACCACCCATCATCTTCCACATAATATATCCCTTACTAGGATTCTTCTTGTCGCCAAAATTCTCAGCAGGCGGGTCTACTTTTTCATGTCTTCTGTAATATGTATCAATCTTAACTGCAGTCTTGTAGCCTACGTCTTTTTGATATCTTAATTTACGATTTATAGCCTTTGTAACCTTTCCACCACCATAACCATGCATAGCTCGTAAATCCCTGCCCTGTAGTGCCTCTTTCTTTACACTACGTGGAATCTTATACCTATCTCGTTTATCGCCCACGATACTCCCTTACATACCTTCTAAGAACTGGTTCTACTAGAACTCCTGTCGGAACGTTCTCTGCCTTAGCAATTTCTTTAAGACCTTCTTTAGTGTCATTGCTAATTCCGTAAATTTCCAACCTTGTTCGTTTTTTCATAGTCTGGTTGGATGTCTCGTATGTGCTTGATGTATATAACCTTTTCTATATATAATCCCAACTAACGTATGCCAATCCCTTTTTGTTCATACCTTTAATAGCTAACTCACACATCCATAACGCCATAACTGCATCAGGTGTGTGACCCTCAAGTCTACCGTTCTTTCCATAAACCAACCTACTCAAACCATCTGTTAACTTTCTAGGTCCCGGACGGCTAGACTGCCTTATTTTTTTTTGCCACGGAATCTGGTATCTCTCCTTTTCAAACTCCAAGGCCAACCCCGGTATACCCACATCATGGGAGTGCTTTTCTCTTCCCGTGTTGTGACCTTCGACAGGAAGGCCCGCCAAGTCACTCGCACTATGAACCACCAATCTCTGATACCCATTCGATTCAATCATAATCGTATCTGGATTAAAACGTTTCGCAAGTTCTCTAACTCGTAATACCTGAGCCTCTAACCAACCCGAACCTTGTGCCATTACCTTACCTGTCCAACTATACAAGAGTCTACGATGCTCCGTACGTTTA